CTCGGCGCTCCAGCCGAACAGCTTGCGCACTTCCACGACGTATCGTTCTTCGCCGGGCGTCTTGCGCACGCGGGCGACCGGACGGCCGTTCTGTTGCTTGGCGATCAAGGTCGTTTCTTCAGTCACGCAGAGTTCCTTTCAGTTGCTAAGCCCCCGGCCAGTCGTGGTCTTGGAATTGGACGGCTCGGGAGCCATGAACCCTTCCCCACTTCCCGACTACGATCACCAACGCCACGAACACACAGGCCAGAGAGGCGAACAGCAGGCTCATGCGGCCCCCTGCGGAAAGTCGGCGTTGGACACGACCAGGCGGAGGGCTTTTTGCGGCTCCGCGCCGTCCCATGCCGGACTCAGGACCGGCGTGAGCTTGGCTCGGGCGCGCTCGGCGTCGAGCAGCCGGCTCGCGATCTGCAGTTCCCGGCGCACGGCCTCCGGGCTCGGCCTGTCGCGTCCCCGGTCGTAGCCGACGACGAAGCCGCCGAGGAACACGACCGCGAACCCGGCAAGAGTCATCAGGGAGGCGATCAGCATCACGCCGCCCTCGCGCCGGCGCAGCCGTCCGAACGGCCAGAAAATCGGGGAGGAAGTTTCCCGGGTTTCCGGGGTTCCCCCCTATAGGGGGGAAACCACCCTGGGAAACCTCCGGGGAAACTAGTTTCCTGAGTTTCCGGGAAACTAGTTTCCTGAGAGTCAGGAAACCTGAACGTCATGGCAACACCCAGACCTTGCGGCCCCCTTCTTCAGTCTCGATGATCAGTCCGCGTTCGGACATTCTTGAGAGCGCTTTCGACAGGCTCCCCTGCGCACATCCGACGACGGCGAGAAGCCGCATGAACCCGAGAGACTGACCGGCGCGTGCGCCTCCTTCGAGCGCGGTCATGATGGATTGCTCCACCGGGCCGAGGCGCTGGCCCTTCTCGGATTTCGTCGGCGCGCCGTCGCTGACGACGGCCTCGTCCGGCATCAAGATCAGCGTGGTTGCGCGCTGACCCTGGTGGTCGAACTCGGTCTTGACGCTGCAGAGCGCGATGTCCTCGAACTCCTCGGCGTCCTTCTGCTTGCCGTGCGGCGCCTTGTTCACCAGCGTGACGCTGGAGCCGGATCGCTTCACGTAGATGGACGTATCGACGGCGCCGGTGAGCGCTGACGAGCCGCGCATGCCCCGGGCGTCGTCCTTGCCCGTGTGGTGCAACGCGAGCACCGCGGCGCCCGTCGCGTCACGCAGCCGATCGACCGCGGCGACATAGGCGTTCATGTCCTTCTGGCTGTTCTCGTCTCCGGGACCGAAGGTGCGCGCGACCGTGTCGAGCACGACCAGCACGGGCGGGGCCGGAAGGTCGCGGATCAGACCGAGAAGTTCGTCAAGCTGGCCGGTCGGCATGGCGACGGCCTGAGGGACCAGGCCGAAGGCGGGGCGCGTCGAAGGTTGTCGGGCCGCGCGCCAGCCGAGGATGCGCTTCTGCATGCCGGCCTGGCCCTCGCCAGCTACGTAGAGGACGTATCCGCCCTTTACGGCCCGGCCGTGCCAGTCTCGGCCGGTGGCGACGCATAGCGACAGGTCAACCGCGACGAACGACTTCGCCGCGCCGGGAGCGCCGTAGAGGCTGGCGAACGCGCCCTGGGGGATCACGCCGTCGATCAGCCACGACGGCGGCTTGAGCGCATCCAGAGCGTCAATGTCGAGGATGCGGAGCTTGCGGCGCTGAACGACCTCCGTCTCAGACCGAGACGGCTTGGCCGTGCCGACGATCGCCGCCACGTCCTCGCCCTCCGCGACCGCGTCGGCGGCGTCCCACTTCTCGGGCTTTCCGGTCGGGACGGCGACGGTAGCGACTACGCAACCGAGCCCGCGCAGGATCGGTTCGACCCGGGCCACGAACTCCCGGCCGGGCGCGTCGTTGTCCGGCCACAGCAGGACGGTCTTGCCCGCCAGCGGCGCCCAGTCGATCTTTTCGAGCAGGGCCTTCGCGCCGCCCATCGCGCTCGTCGCCTCGATCCCGACCGCGGCCAGCGCATCGGCGCACTTCTCGCCCTCCACCAGTACGACGGTGTCGGCTGTGCGGATCTGTGGCAGGCGGTAGAGCGGTCGCGGGTCGGGGCTGTGCGGCTCGCCGCGCGAGTTGAACTGCAGGAAGGTCTTCTTCCCGTTGGCGAGGTGGTAGCGCCGCACGATGCCGAGCAACTGCCCGTCGGCCGACAGGTAGTGGTAGTTCGCCACCGGCGCTCCGAGACCCTGGTCGAGCTTCGGTTCCTTCGCCGCCTCGGCCTTCCTCGCCTCCGAAACCTTGGCGACCGCCGAGGTGAACCGCGGCGCGGGGCTGAGGCCGCACCAGCGCTCCAGATCATCCACCGCCTGGGCGAACTGGTTGACCCCGTAACCCTGCGTCTGAAGCCACAAGTCGATGAGGTCGCCGCCCTCGCCGGTGGCGTGGTCGTGCCACAGCCCGGCGCTGTCGCCGGTAAGCGCGACGGCGAGACTTTCGCCGGCGTCGCCCGCGACGGAACCTATGCGGGCCTCGTGTTGTTGTAGGCGGGCGCGAGGGAAGATTTCGCGCACGAGTTGGCACGCCTGCTGTCGCAGCGAGGCGCGCAGGCGGTCGAGCCGAGCTTCCCACGCGGCGTTGTCTATGACGGTTAAGCCCTGCCGTTCGGCGGTGTTGAAATCCAACATCAGACAAGCCGCCGCTGCCGCTGCCGCTCACGGTTTTCAGCGTAATACGCCCGCGCCCTCGCGAGGGAGCACGCGTAGCACCCGCCACTGGTTCGGTGCTTAGACACATGCCCGTTGGCGCACACCTTCTCGGGGTAGAAATATTTCTCCCCCAGCGTGATGGCTTCGGCCCTTGTCGCGGGCCTTACGCAGGCGGCCGCTCTCTCGGCCAGGCGTTTCGCGTGGACGCGGACGCCGTGCAGAACGGTCGTGTGGTCGCGACCTCCCAGCCAGCGACCGATCTGCGGCAGCGAGTAGTTGCCGGTGGCGTACAGCTCCGCCATCAACTCATGGCGCGGCCACGCGAACGCGCGGCGCCGAGACGGGCCGAGAATGTCTTCCGGGGCGACGCGATGGCGGGAGGCCACCTCGTTCAGCTTGGCGCGCCAGGGGTGCTGGTATTTCATGACGCCATGCCCCAGCACCGCCCGGCAAACGCGCAGAACTTGCACTCGAAGTAGTCGGCGCTCGCGAAGGGCCGCGGCAGCAGATCGCCGGCCCTTGTCGCGTTGACGATCCGCACCGCCCGGTCGGACGCGCGCTGCGCCTCCTCGGCGTCGAAGGGGATCGACAGGTGCAACTGCTCGCCGCCGTCCGTGTTCGTGATCGTGAAGACGGCCGGGTTTTCGGTCAGGCCGAGATAGGCCTGATAGATCGCCACCTGGGCGTAGTAGGTCGGCCGCGCCTTCTTCAGGCCGTGCTTGTCGATCTCGCGGAAGGTCTTCGCGCCGACAGCCTTGTGTTCCCACAGGGCCGGGTATTTCAGAACGTCAGGCCCGTCTATGAACACGCCGTCAGGGTGACCCTTGAACGCGCCGTCGAGCTGCGAGAAGCCGTACAGCGCGCCGGTGCGCTGGTTGTGCTGCACCAGCTTGAAGCCGGCGTCGGTGAACCAGAAGCGGGACAGCTCCTCGAAGTGGTGGCCGATGTCGAACTTGCGCAGCGTCGCCGGCGGGAAGTCCTTCTCGCGCGGCGCACCGGCGAACTCGAACTGAATGGCTCGCTCGCACGAGCCTCCGATTCCTGACGCGCCGACGTACTCGCGCCGGGCCTGACCCGCGCGCTTCTTGGTCAGCATCGCGTCAAGCTGAGCGTTGATGGCGTCGGAGGCCTTCGCCTCCTTCATGACGGTGCGGTTGAAGTCGAGTGTTTCCCCCATAGCCGCGCCCTCAGAACGGGATCTGATCGTCGAACGGCCACTCGGGTCGCTCTCCGGCCGCGACCGCCGCCTCGGCGTAGCCCTCGATGCCGGCGGCGAGCGCGTCCACGACCTGCTCTTTCGGCAGGGCGAAGAACGGAACATCGGCCGGGATGTGTCCGAGCCGTCCGGCGATGGAAGGAAGCGCCCCCTCGATCAGGCCGCGCCTCGCCGAGTCTCCGAGCGACAGGACGGCGTTGGTCGCCATCCTGCCGTTCGTGCGCTGCTTCGCGCGCTCGACGATCCACGCGGACACGACGGCGTAGGCCACGGCCTCGTGATTGCCGAGCGTGGGCGCGAGGTCTTTCAGAACCGCGGTCGCACGCGCGATCGCGGCCTGTTCGGCAGGATCGGTGGCGGCCGTAGTGGCCGCCGCCTTCCCCCGCTGCGATGCCGCAGTGCGCGCCATGCTACTGCGCCCAGGACGGCTTCGCCGCGCCCGCCGCGGCCCCGGCCGAAGCGACGGCGCCGCCGACAGCCCGGGTGGCCGAGGCCACCGCAGCGCCGGCAGTCGTGGCGCCGGCCGTCTGCGGGCCGGGGTTCAGATAGTCCCGCTCGTCGGGCGTGATCGCGGCCTTCAGGACGTTCTTGTCCTTGTACTCGCCGGTGCCCTTCTCGACGCCGACCTTGGCGCAGAAACGCAGGCCGTCGAACGCCTGCCACCCGGCAACCTGACGCCGGGTGACGGCGTCGGGGCTGTCGTCGCCCGGGTGGATGCCGTAGGCGCTTTCGAGCATGGCGCGCAGCTTCGAGCGGGTGATGTTCGCCGCCTTCTGCTGGCCCTCGGTGGCGCCCTCGGTGACGAACAGGCCCCAGAACTTGCGCCGGTCGAAGTCGCCGCCTTCGACGGTGAACTCGAAGTCGGCCATCAGGCAGTCGCCGTTCTTGTTCGGCTTCAGCCAGCCGCCGGGGCCGTGGCCGCCAGGACGGAGCGAGGCGACGACGACGCAAACGGTGTTTTCGGGGATGAGGGCGCCGACTTCGCGTTGCGGATCGGCGTTGTTGAAGTCAAAAGCGGACATGGTGGTCTGTTCCTTTTCGAGAGGGTTCAGGCGGCCTGGGCGTCGACGTGCGGGCGGATCGTGGTGGTGATGTCCGCGCGTCGGCGTTCCTGATCGGAGGCCTTGGCGATCAGCTTTCCGAGGTGCGGCTCCTCGATCGCCTCAAGGCGGCCGCTCCTGTCCTTGGCCGGCAGGCCGTAGGGGTTGTCCTTCTGGGTGACGAAGGCGCGCACCGGCGGCTCGCCGTCGGTGAAGGTGACGAGGGTGTAGGAAATCACCTCGTCCACGATGCCGGGCAGCTCGCGGCCGGTCTTCGAACCTTCGATGTGCGGTTCCCACTGGAGCCGGCCGAAGTCGTCCTTCGCCTGCTCCATCGCGCAGGTGAAGATGACGTTCTTGCCGCGGGCGTGCTGCAGCTGGGTGATGAACGCCAGCATCTCGCGCCCGAGCAGGCCGTAGGCGCCGCGCAGGTCGGGCTTGCCCTGGGCGTTGAACGCCTCGGGCTGCTGCTGCGCCCATTGCAGGCACAGCCGCGACAGCTTCGTGATGCTGTCGACGAACACCGTCTCGTATTTCGAGAGGTCGGCGCCCTCGAACATTTCGCAGGCGGCGGTGTAGTGGTTCTGCGAGTAGGCAGCGATTTCCGGCAGGGCCGGGTTCGGCCCGCCGATGAAGGCCGCGAGGTGGCGGCACTCCGGCCAGGTCTGAGGCCGCAGCGTGTCGCAGGGCACGTCCTGCACCGCGAGGTCGCCGGCCTCGCCGTCGACGAACAGGGTCGACGCCGGATCGAGCGTGCGCAGCAGGGTGGTCTTGCCGATGCCGTAGGGGCCGAGGATGAGGGCCTTTACCCCTCCCCGTTCCGCCATCCTTTCGTCGGCGCTGATGATTCTGAACATTGGTCCTTTTCCTTCTTCGTCTCGGTCTTCCCTTTCGTCTCGCGCCCCGAAGGGGAGCGCGGAGGCCTGAAAGGCGGGCGACCAAGCCCGGGCGGGCCTTACGGCTGCGCCAGACCTCCGCGCGCGATTTCGGTGTTGGTGGACGCGAACGGGTGCGCCTTCAGGCGCACGCCCCAGCCGGTGAGGGTGGCGGCGACCTCGTCGACAGAGCGCGCCAGCGCCCAGATGCCGTGCGGCTCGCAGCGGTCGCGGAAGGCGCGCTGCTCAAGCGACAGCGAAGCGCCGGCCTTCAGTTCGATGTAGCGGGTGACGCCGTCCGGGCAGAGGAACTGAAGATCGGGCCAGCCACGACGAACGCCGCTGGCCTTCATCTTGTTGGCGGTGTGCATCGTGACCGGCACGCCCGCGGCGTTGGCCGTCCACTCGACGTTCGCCGGCAGGCAGTAGGTCAGGAACTGCTTGACCGCGATTTGCAGCTTCAGCTCGGGCTGGGCGCGGGCCATCAGCGATCCCCCCGATGCTTCAGAACCATGATGGCGACGCGAACGGCGGTTAGCAGCACCAGAGGCCACGCCACCACGGTGAAAAACTTGTCGTCGCCGGTCAGTTCGTTGTCTTGGTCGCACACCATGGCGAAGGCCAGAAGGCCGCCGCCGATGGCGAAATAGGCCAACAGGGCGATCATCAGCGATCCCCCCGCAGCTGGCGCCGCGCCCACGTCTCCAGATCGGCGCCCACGTCAAACATGGGCTTCCCGCCCTTTGTCAGACACCATCCGCAGAACAGCAGAGCCTTCAGTACGAGCCATCTGACGAGCCGCCCGATCGCGCTCCAGGCGCTCCCGGCGGGCGGCGATTTCTGCTCTCTCACGCTCTAGTTCCCTTTCACGGAGCGACGGGCCGCTGCCGCAAACGGGCGCAAACACCGCATCGACGAAATCCGGACCGAAGTAGGCGGCCAGCGCGTCTTCGAGACGCCAGCCGCACGACCGCTCATTGAGCAGCCGGCGCATGTCGCGCTTGTCGGCGCGCAGGCGGAACGCCAGCTCACCGAGCGAAAGCCCTTCGTGGGCCCTGAGATACGCTTCCACGTAGGCGGCGACGCGCTCGCCCCGAGTGGGAACGGTGTCGTTTTTGTCCATGAACCCCCGCACGGCCTCAGCCATTGATCCCTCCGTCGAGAGGGCGCGAGGAGGCGCAGGAACGATGGAAGTTAACCCGGCGATCAGCGAGGCGATCACCCAGGCGGTGCGAGCCGTGGCGTGTCGCCGGGCCGCGGTTGCGGACAAAGGATCGGCCCATGCCTGGACAGCGACGGCCGAGTACTGCAGCAGCCGGTCGCGCGAAGCGCTCGGCGGCGTTACGACGGCGCGGAAGGCTGTGGCGGCCGACCGCTCCGAATAATACAGCGCGCAGCGTTTGCGGCGCGTCGCGCTGAGTTACGATCCCATGACCCGGAGCCGTTTGCGGCGGCTTGCGCGGTCTTATGAACTTCGAAGCGATGAGTTGGCGGGGCAGGTCATCCCGGTGGAC